AAGCGACAACAGGTTAGAGTTTTTCATCAACTCATCAGTGGCTGTCTTTTCTGCCTCATAAGCTGGAATGCCAATTGCGTTGGCAATTCCTGCAATCAACTCTTTGCGTTGCCCACCAACACCCGTAAACGCTTCAGGAGCCAGTTGCCTAATTTTCTGCAACGTCATAATGCGTTGTTGGGCAGTAGATGCGTCTTTTGAGGTGGTTGACCAATCGTCATTTGCTGTTGTTGCATTTGAAATTAATGTCTGAGCAACGCCAGGAGCCTGACCTGTAACCGCTGGTCTAACGGCTGGTTGGGCCATAGGTGCGGCTTGTCTTGGTGTTGGTGACAGCATTGGCACAGAGCCAGGCACAGTACCCGCTTGTGGGCCTTTAACGTATGGCGTTCCAGGTGCTAGGCCAGTTCCGTCACCTTCAACAGCAATCAGCGGTTGGGTCGGTAACAATTGAGTTGTGACCGCAGTGCCTGGCAATGCAGCACCTGGTCGTGTAGCGCCAAACTCACCAGTAGCAACAACTGCTGTGCCAGCACCGCTACTAACAGGTGCGCCAGTGGGTTGCATGGCAGAAAGACGACTTCCAGCATCCAACGTTGCCAACAGCTTATCTTTCAAGAACTGCCGCATACCAGCTGGAGACTGTGCAAGGTAAGGTTGAATCAAGGCAGTTGCTTGGTCTTCTGGTATGCCCATCTCTTTAGCTTGGGTCATGCCATAGTTTTTTATCAAACCATACAAGGCTTCTTGGTTAACTGCACTTGGATTTTGTTCAGCAGCAATGATTAACGGATTGTTAATAATCCCCGTCAACCTGTTAGCAACAGCACTTACCTTTTTATTGGCAAAATCTAAACTAGCTGATGCTTGACCAGTCTCGGCAGTACCTGCGGCAGCGGTAGCGCTACGCAACAATTCTGGATTTACTTTGGCTGCTTGGTTAACAATTTGTTGCTGGGCTTGCTGGAGCAACGGGTTCATCTGCCGTGCTTGTTCAACCGTTTGCTGTGCAGCTTGCAAATTCAGAGGATTGATCTGCTGGGCTTGCTGGTACGCTTGGGCGCTGCTGGCCATGTTCATCATGTCAGACAACGACATTCCAGCCACGGGTTTAACCGTGTTGCCGATCGGTGTTATGTTGAAATCAGCCATTTTTTATCCAACTAGATATTGATTAAAACTTGAACTTAATGGCGGTGCAGATGTTGGAACATTCATGGCATTAGCATTGGCAACTTGTGACGGTGAATAGCTAACACCTTGTGGCCTAAGCAAACTTGCCAAAGTTCCAGCGTTGCCGAGTCCTTGCAGGCCACCAGCCATAACGTTTGCAGCACCAATGTTGCCAGCACCCAGCGCTGTTGCACCACCAATCCCAAGTTGCCCAATGTTAGAAGCAATGTTTCCGGATTGTTCTTGGCTTTTCTGACCTATACCCGCAATATTTGCCAAGGTGTTGTAGATGCCTGTTCTCTGCGAAATGTATTGGGGCAAACCAACATTGGTAGCGTAATCAGTTGCAAACTTTGTTCTTGCCAAATCCACGTTAGAGCCACCGCCACCAACGTTCATTGCTTGACCAGCCGCCCCTGTGCCTTGGTTTAGCCCAAACTCAAAGCCTGGCATTGAACGTAGATCCTGTGCTGTTACCTCTTTTGTGAAGTAAGGCAGCATTTCTTGGATTTTGCTTAAGCCTAATTGACCAGATTGACGGTATGGGGCTAGATCTGCGTATTGTTTTTCTTGCAATGCAGCCGCTCGAGCAGCCGCATCAGACTGCATCTGCGCGGCTTGCGTGGAAGCGTCAGCTTGTTCACTAGCTCCAAGAAATCCCAATAAGGCACTACCGCCAATTGCTGCTGCAATCCAAGTCATGTCAATTCCTTCATTTTTAACTTATTTGATGAATCAAACAACGCTGCTGTGTCTGGCTCAATCAACTCAGTTTCTATCTCATCAAGATTGGTCTTGTCAGTGCGGTGTATCGTAATCCCTATTGCGTCCGTTACTGCCAAGGTTACCCGCTTGGTGCCTGGCTTGCTCTCCAACACATCACCAGCGTACAAGTGCTTCATGCCGCCTTCTGTCCAAGCGATTATTTCACCTTTGGCGCAAAGAAAGAAATGAGGTTCTTTATGCACCTTGCCAACAATCAGCGTTCCCGCGGGTCGGAATACTTTTCGCAGATACATCCCTGGACTGAATGAATGCTCTGTCACCAACTCAGCCTGCGGCATTGCCGCCATTTGGCTTTGCAGATGTTCAATCTGCTCTTTGGTGACTTGGTTGACTAAGGTGAGTACGGTCATCCGACTACCCAGGCAGATCCATTGTCAAAAACGGGGCAGACTACCGCACCGCCTCCAACAACAGCGTTTAGAAACACTGGAGCTAGAGCATCAGTTACCCATGATCTGCGGCCCTGTGTCCCAAATGTTGGGAGGGTTGCAACCGTGTAAGCCACGCCTAGACCATTGCCGCCATTAGCTACCGGCAAGATACCGCTGACATGGGTGGTTAGCCCGATCTTGCCCCATGCTGGCGCTGTGCTTACGCCGCCTGAAATAAGCGCATTGCCCGTAGCAACATCAGACAGTTTTGCAAAAGTTGTCGTTGTGGCAGCGTACAGCAGATCGCCCACAGCGTAGGACGCAAACCCAGTGCCACCATTAACTGCAATCAACGTTCCCGCTAGCGTTACAGCGCCCGTAGTAGCTGCGGCAGGAGTTAGGCCAGTAGTGCCCCCAGAAACGCTTAGAACGCCCGTGTTAGCTACCGTAGCAGTACCTAAGCCATTGGTTACAGAAATGCCTGCGCCAGCGCCCAGCGTGTTTAACGTGTATCCAGTGCCGTTGCCGATCAACAGTTGCCCGTTGGTCGGGATAGTGGTTAGCCCAGTGCCGCCGCTGGTAACTGGTAATGCCGAGCCTAAATTAACGGTGATAAAAGACGGGTTCATCAGCCATTGCATCCACGGGATGCTGGGCCTGCCCGTAATCGGATCTAAAAACTCAGCATACGGGATATTGATATTGGAATTGGGGATTGCGGTTGCCATCAGTTATCCCCAGCAGATGCTTTCAAATTCGCACTGATGATGACCGCTTTGACAGGTGCTGAAATGCTCACCTCAAAAATTCGATCACGCCCAAATCCTAGCCGCCGCCAGATAGCCCGGTTGCTGTACTGTCCCATTTTGCCGATAGAAGTCCAATGCTCACTAGACCAGGTGCTGCCACCATCGCTTGACCACCTCAACATGGCTTGTGGATCGTACCCAGGCGTTGCCGGGTATTGTTCAGTGACAATTTCAGCACCAGCCGTATCAGGCCCGGTATAAGCAAACGTCACCAAAGATTCAAAACCATCGCCAGCCTCAGTAGTGATTTCATCGCCGCTTTCTGTTGCCAAGTATTCCCAGTTAAATTCAGCAATGAGTTGGTAGCTTGGCCCGGCTGGTGGGACGTTCAGCAACTCAGTAATGATGCCCTCAGAGTCATACCCTGGTGTAACGCCTAGCCCAACGCCAGGTTGGAATTGGATTTGCAGTTCATCAAAGTATTGCCGTTGGAAATCAGCTACCAGATGCGGGGCTCGCCGCAGTCTGCGAATCGTTGCGCCATCTTCTGTGTAAACATCGTTTTGGATGCTGTACAACTTGCCGTTTTCGTAGTCTCCAACAATGTAGGTATTAGCAAAGAACGCACCACAATTTGAACGATGCCGACCATAAACGCCACTGGCAAATGCCAGCCACTTGTGCCAGCTTTTGGTTGATAGGTCATAGACCCATGTCAGGTTAACCGATGGAAATGTAACCACGTACATTTCATGGCCTTCAATCTGGTACGTGTAGGCAATAGCATCAGCAGTGTATTGGTCAATCAATGATTGCTCAACTGCGTGGGTTGAAATGCGAACCCAGGTGTAGCCTTGCATCATCTCAATCGTGCCATTGCCTCGAGTGTCTTTTGCTACACAGACAAAGCTATCGCCAAACCGTGCCAGAGAAAACCGTGCGTTGATGCCACTTTGTGAACTTGTTCCCGGAACCCGTTGAAAAGGAAAAGTTGTGATGCCAGCAATGACATTGCCAACGTCAGTCCATACCTCAGTCGTTGTCTCGCCCAACAGATAAACCTGCCTGCGGTCAACGATAAGACTTACCAAAAGGTCACTAGACCCATCAGCCGTGCCGTAGAGCGCCAAAGATGATGAGGCAGTACCAAGGTTGCTACAGGCCCAGTTTTGCGTTCCTGGCTCGTTGTACAGAAAATAGTTATCAACTTGATCTGTAACGTTTGCGCCTTGCCACGGGCCATCAGCGCTAGACAGGGTTGCAAAGGTGTTTGTGGCTGCAATCCAGGTGTAGCGATTACCACCATCAACAATGTAAGCTGTTAGCCCGTTGTTGGTAGTGATGTTGTCGCTAATGGATACTTGCCCTGATACGCTTGCCAATGTACCAATCAGTGTTGCCACCATGCTGGTATTGACTGAGTACACATTTGCGCCAGATACCGCAATCAGGATCTGTTCGCCGGACATTGTGTGCAGTCCGCGAACCTCTGCCACTGCCAACTGCGTTTTCAACACGAATCCTGGCGTTGGGTATAGCGCTACAACACCACGTTCACCAGGCTGCTTTTGAGGATCAATCTCAGCAAAGAAATTAATGCACTCTTGAGCGTCTTGATAGATGGATGGAGCTTCGTAAGAAGTCCCAACAAAACCAAAATCAGGCATATCAAGCAGTTACAGCTTTGATGACAGCAAAGGCAATAACAATCGCTTCAGACAATGAGCCCAAGGAAATATTACGCACGTTGATGCTTGCCGACCCTGCTGCTGACTGGGCATTGAGCAGGTAAGAACCCGCAGTGCCTGCACTGATGTGGTTCATCAGCAAAATGTCGCCAGCTTCAATTACAGTGTTGGTCAGCGTAAAACTAACAGTCGTAGAGGCAGGCAACGCAGCGCCGTCTAGTGTAATTTGACCGGTAGATTTGCTTAAAGTAACCGCTGTTGCTTTGCTAACACTTTGCGTTACAACACCACCTGAACCAGTTGCATATCCCTGCTTTCCCGTTCCACTGATAACTTGATTGCCAGTGGTGCTAAGACTTGTGCCAGTAGCTGCACCTATGACTGGCGTGGTCAACGCCATTGAGGTGCTAGTGCAATTTGACAGATTGCCGCTGGTTGGAGTTCCCAATACCGGCGTAACCATGACCATTGAGGTGCTGGTACACGCGCTGATGTTGCCGCTGGCTACTGTTCCCAACGCAGGCGTTACCATTGTGGGGCTGGTAAACAGCAATGTCTTGCTGATGCTCTTGGTTGTGCCAGATTGAACCAAGGGAACAATGTCAGCAGCGTTAATAACGGTAGCAACGGGCAGAGCAGAAATAGCAACGGTAGTCATGTTTAATCCTTATTTAACGGAATCCACCGTCCATGATGAACCCGGCATCTTTGGCTTTGCCAACCATCAGGGCATCAGGATAGCGCGAAACTTGTGGTGGTCGCATATTGGTGCGCTTGATCGTAGCCTTGGCCTGAGCAGCAAATGCGTTGATCATTCCAATAGTGGTTGCATTGGTCTTGCCGTACATAGGCATCAATCGTTCTGCTAGGCACCAACGCAACGCATTGTTGTATCCCTGCGGCAGCTGGATACTGTCAGTGTAGCCATTGAACTGCCGAAAGATTGTCTGGGTAAACAGATGCAATTCGCCCTGGCTTGGGTTTGGGTAGACAAACAATGTTCCTAGCAACTCACTTGGCTGGTAATAGATTGCCTTGGCCCACGGCCCACTTAGCTGCTTAATGCCAATGCTCTGGTATTCCTCTGCGCTAAGAATGGCCACAGGGTAATCAAGGTAACCTCCCGCAACAGAACTGCCGCCTTGCATTGTTGCAATCCGCACAAAGCCACTCTCAATTGTCAATGGCCGTTCGTAGTACGCTGATATCGTGGTGCTGGACGCTGTTTGGTTGGTGCTGACAGTGTAGGTGCCTGTCTCGTTAACGTTGCCTCCTGCGCCTGTTGTGAAGCCTACGATGGTGGTTCCCGCAGTGATGCCAGTGCCGGACAGTGTTTGACCAATTGCAATAGCGCCAGAAGTGATGGCGGTGACCGTCAGGGTTGTGTTAGCAATAGATCCGGTAAACGATGCGCCGACCTGACCACCTGGCCCAATCGTGTACTGCACTTGGTTTGGCGTTGTTGAAAAAATAATCTCTGTCTTGTAAAAGACCATCATGTTTTCGTTTGACCACTGCGCGCACATATCATTCAACATATCAAACGCATCTGCCGAATCTGCCGCCGCTGGGGTTTCCCCCGCAGCTAAAGCGCCAATGTCCTTCAGCGCTCGATTGATGATGTCCTGTGGGGTTGTCACAGCCCTTGACCTTGCGTGACGTAAATTACTGCTGTGCCGCTTGCAGTGATGCCGGTAAAGAATGTTCCCGCAGGAAAACTCATTACTTCAACAGCGCCAGCCACCAGTGGGATAGCCGTGGTTGTTGATGCTGCTGTTACAGCCAACGCTGACGATGTGCCCGTGCCCAAAAACACAGTCACCGCCCCGACATTGACAAACCGATAGTTGGTGTTGACCACATTTGACGGGCCAGGTTGTACGGCTGTTGGGGCATTAGTTGCGCCGGTAAAGTTAACTGTCAAGCCAAGTGGTTGGAAGGCTTCTTGAGTCATGTTTGTCTTTCAAGGTTATTTAGAAAACGCTTGTACTTCAGCGTTTGTCAGAGCAAGAGGGTAATAAAATATTTTTTGGATGCGGGTATTCATTACGTTGGCAGCAGTTCCGCTAGGGTCAGCGCCAATGTTCATTTGGGTAAGCGAGAGCGGAACAGCACCAGCAGTGTCAGTGACAACTGACCCCGCATTTCTTGCAGCAACAAAATTATTGACCGCATACGAACTGGCAGCGCTGTTAACTGTACCAGCAATGCCTACTGCGCCCAACCCCAAAGTAGCTACCGCAGATGACCCAGAATAATAAACTGCCCTCATGTTTCCGCTGTCATTGTCAAAGTGGATTGAATTTTGTGCAGTCACTCCGTTAGAGGCTACAAAATAAGCTGTAAAGGTGTTTGGTGATGCTTCGTATGTAGCCCTGAAAGTGCCTGCGGAAGCGTTAAACCAACTGCTGAAGTTAGTTCCCGTCATTACCGCAACATCAGCAGTGCGTGTGACTGTAGACGCTACGGTGGGAATGTAGCTAGTGGCGAAAGCGCCTGCTTCAAGTTGAGCGCCCCAGACGACAATTGCGTTGACGGGGTTTCCTGCGTATGAAGGCGCAATACCGGTACTTGCACCGTTATTATTTATGCGAATTGTGGCTAGTGCTGCTGCCGCTGCTACAGATATGATTAGCCTATACCATCCATTACCGTATGAAACAGATGAAAATGAAGTTGCCCCTACGTTTGTGGCGGTTCCGCTATTTAAGTCAATATATGCGCCAGCAGAATCTATACGTATAGAAGCGTAACGGCTACCAGCACTTTTTAAAAAACAACTAAATGTGTATGACCCCGCCAAAATAGTTGTTATTTTATCAAGCCTGTGTTGAGCATTGGTGGTTGTCTCAAACAGCGAATCAGCGTTTTGTGTTCCATCAGGCGACACCGTTGTATCGGCAGAGGGCGTCAGGTTAATTGCGCCCCACCCAGTCACACCGCCATTGGTAAAGTCTTGACTGTATGTGGCTAAATTTGTACGACTTTCTTCAATCAAAAGCCCTTGGCAAGCCAAAGTGATTGGGTTGTAGTCAAATCTTGGCAGATCAGCATTTATTGGCTCAATTAGCCCAGACGAATTAACCACTGTTGCTGTGTTACCTGTGCGGGTAAAAGTAATTCGTGGGTCAAGACTAGCCGTTGTAAAGTCTAACGCAAGTCTAGGCAGCACGCGTTCAGTAGCTGTAAGACTAAAAGAAGGCGTAATCATACGACTGTTCCAGTTGCGTCAACCCAGTTGGAACCATTCCACCAGATAGGTTTACCAGCAGCCGCCAGCGTGGTGTCAAGATACAGCAACCCAATTTGGGCTGAAGCAGTAGACGCTACGGAAGGGCGGCTCCCGGTAGCGCCAATGTAAGTCTGTGCTGAAATCTGACGCCAGCCGAGTGTGTCGTTGTAGACGAAAATTTCGTTTGCAATGGTGGAGCCAGAGTTACCAACACTGAACGTAATGTCGCCGTCTTGTGGAGCCTGTTGACCAGTAAAAACACCCGGCGTGGCTATGTATTCTTCCACACGCTCACGGCCACCGTGAACAATACGGAAAGGAGAAGCAAAATCCCCAGTAAATCCATCAATTTGAACAGAGCCAGGAATCTGGAGATCAAGCCCGTTGGTGGGGCCGCTGTAGTAGATGTAGGTGCTAAATTGGTTATACCCGATACGAAAGATAGAGGAACTATCCTTGTCCTCCCAAATGATAGTCGCACTTGAGTGACCCGATAGTGTGCAGTTCTTCATAGAACCGGCAAACACTGGAACCGTGTAAGGTGACAATGTATTTGCCGCAGCAATCGTCATTTCCACACCGTCCATGTGCAACTCATAGGATGATGGTGTCGAGATTCCGAACGACAGTGCCGTCGCCGCAGGGTTGCGCAAGTTCCACTTGGTGTCTTTGATAAACAACCGAGCAGTTCCGGTGTCGCCAGACCCGACACGAGTTCCACCGTTGCCGTCAATTACACAGTTCTCAATGTAGAAGTCACCGATATAACCGGGTGTCGTTCCAATAGTAAACGGATTGATGCGAATACAAGCCGAGTTGTTTATCGTTGCGCCAACACTGCTTAAATATGCACCATTGATAAAGCGGATGTTGGTGATGCCTCCGTCCATTACCGCGCCGCCAGAAACATACAACACCGACTGAAGGGCGACGTACCGACCACCGTCAAAGACGATTTCCTCGACATTGAATCCAGCCACATTGGAACCGTCAATGTAGATCGCACCAGCAGTCGATGCTGCCTGCTCATCCACATCGGCATTAATGATCCGCACGTTGCGGGTGTTGATGAAGTTAAACGCGCCGCGCTGGTTGTTGCGGGTCTTGATGTTGATGACCGTCCAGTTGGTCTGCGTGTTGCTGCCGTTGGGCTCCCAATCAATCGCGTGACCAAAAGACGAGCCGTTGGTGTCTCGAATCTCACCGCCGATGATGGTGCCGTCGTCGTTGCGCACGACAGAGACGCCCTGTCGGTAGTTAGCAATCATGACCGGGTTGATGACCGTGTGACCGTAGCCACCGAACGCATCACCGTATGCCGTGCCGAAGTACAGGCCGTCCGTGCCCCACAGGTAGCAGGTCACGTTCTCGGTGAGCGTGTTAGTGCAGCCACGATAGATGATGCCCATTGCAGAGCCGTCAACCAACCCACCACCACCGGCCGCAGGCAGCGTAGCGGTCGCCTCGATGCGCAGACCTTTGACACCAACATGGTCGCAATCACCTTGGGCGCTGCTGGCACGAAACTGGAACACCGACTCGTCCAACGAAGCCACATTTGGGTTGCCGCGATACCAAGTCGGGTTCATGTTGAACTTGACCGTCGCACCATACCCTGTGTGGTAACAATTCTTGACATCAACCAACTCAACCGCGCCTCGCCACAGATTTGCTGTTGCGTTATAAGTTGCGTTCAAATATGGCGTAAATTCATACGACTCATCAGAACCGGGCCAGATGATCTCGCAGCTGCCACCAAAGCTGTTGACGTATGCTGCTAGGTTTGCATATTTGTTGCAGTTTGTGATTGCATTCGCCGCGCCTGGAAGCACACCAAAATCTTGCACACTGATAGATTGAGCCAGTTTATCTTCAACCGTAGTAGCAACAGAGCCTGTAAATGGTGGCTCATAGCTTACAAAAGAGGCGTCAGTTGCAATCCCTGTACCGTTGATTCCTGTAATGTTGTCCCATGTTGCAATTGTTACGTCGCTTGAGGTCTTTAAAACAAATTTATAGTTTTGCCCAGCAGTCACCCAAATTTCGCCTGTTGCCACGCGGCCAGCGGAATCCAAAATAATTGGGTTGGTGTGCGCTGTTAAACCACTAACGCTAGTGTAAGTAGTTTGCGGCGTAGTCGTTCCGGCAGCGTAGCTGTATAACTTACCGCCAGTCAACGGATTACCATTGTTGTCAAAAAACTGTTGACCGGCACCAGCCAGCGCGGAAAGATTGACCGTCATATTAGACTCCCAAATTGCCAGCAGCCACGAATGTGTTGGCTACGGGAGCAATCAAACTGATCACTGCGTACTGACCCATTGTACTGAACAAGCTGCTGTAAGACACCAAAGTTGCAGCGCCAGCCGCCACAGTGACCTTACCCGCACCGCCTTGGATAATGGTGCAATTAAACCCAGCGCCAAGACTAGCGGCACAAGTGATTGTCGTAGCACTAGCTGAAGTGCAGTAGATGATCTGCGAATTATCCGTTGCGCTCAAAGTCCGGGATGTGGTAGCTTCCGTAATAATACTAGCTACGATCTGACCAGAGTTAATGACTGAATTTGCAACTTTTAACATGGTAATTTTTAGTAAAAAAAGGAACCGCCCTTGCGAACAGTTCCCTTTTGTTTTTGATAAACCAGAGTTTAGAACGCTGTGAAATCAGTACCGTACACGTAAACGTCAACCGTGCCACCAGCAACAGCAGTTCCGATCCGGACGTAGAACACTTGCGCCGAAATGTTTGCCGTGCCAGTTGCCGCCACCACCGTGGATTTGGTGACAAAGGCTGAACTGGTGTTGTTGGTCAACGCTGCGTTGGTCACAATTTCAGTGCCCGTACCGCCGGCGCCCGTCCAGATTGCCAAAGCAGCAGCAGCTACGTTGCTGTTGGCATTTGTGATGACAACATTGGTGATGTTGTAGGTGGTGGTATTGATGACGGGCAAGGTAATTGCCGCATCGCCGGTAGCATTGACTGAAACGCCAGTTGCGTAAGCAATCAAGCGAATAGCCTGGTTGCTGGACAGAACTTGCGGGTGAACGGTCGTGGTTGTTGCTGCGCCTGGATTTGCCATGATAGTTACTCCTTAATGGTGAGTGTTAAGCGGCAACCCGGCAAGCAAGCTCGGGGTACAGCGGTGCCCAGCCGTAGAGAACGTCTACACGGGTTGGGATAGAGTCATTGTTGATGGTGTACTGACGCACAACACGCATGGACAAACCAAGTTCCTTGTCAGCAGCACGGCCAGCAAAATGGACACCGTCGGGCAGCTCGAGGTCAGCACAAGCCATCGTGAACGCATTTTTGTGCATAACAATGTTCTGCGGAGAAACCGTGCCGGTGTTGTTGAACGGGGTGACCACTGCGGTTGCGCTGGTGCTGTTGACCACCACATTCTGGAATTGACCAGCAGTAATCACAGCAGGGCTAACAATTACAGAAGTCGTACCACCCGTCCCAACAGTCACATCAGCCTGCACGACAAAGCTACGCAGACGGTTGGAGCCGTAAGCAGCGCGATTCTGTGGGTTAGCTGCAAAGATGTTTGCAATGGTGATGGTGTCGCCTTGCTTCAAGCCAGCCGTAGCAGTAGTAGCAGTCAGAGCAATGGTGGACGTTGATGCCCAGCCGCTGGTCAGAAAGCCCGTTGCCGTTGTGGTAGCGCAGGCCAGGGTCGCAGTAGCGTAGGAACCGAAAGTCTGGCTAACAACGTTCTGATCCATCTTCCACATCATGCCTGCCGAGTCCTTGCCCATCATGCCGCGCTCGTATTGCTTGGCAATGGTGTTGGATGGCACGAACAGACCTTTAAGCGAGTCCACGATCGTTGCTCCGGTAAACGGTTCAACAATGCAAGCCCTGCGGCCATCACGGGGTGCGCCCTCAGAGTCCAGATACGCGCCTGCGGTCAGGTAGGTCAGCAAGCTGGTCGGGACAGTACCGGCAGTGCCGACAATGTTGGCAGTGGCGTTTTTAGCCATTACCAAACCATCACGGTCAATCTTGTTGGCAATTGCGGCCACTGCGGGTTTCAGCACTCGGTCGCTAAAGCGGTCAAGTGACAGCGCCAGGTCTTGCGTGGTGAACTGCGTATCAACGTGAAATTGCGTGGACAGAGTAACGGGAACAGAAGTCTCGTTAAAGTCTTCAACGTTCAACGCTGGCCCACTGGTGCCAACAAAACGACCAGGGCGGCGAACATTCAATGTCGCGCCAATCTTTGCGCCAGTTACAGCGAACTGGTCATCGTAGTTACGTTCGACCTGGCTCGTAAAAGTCAGTTCGTTTTCCAGCACCATCAACGCCTCGTTGGTGATCATGCTAATGGTAAGCAAATTATTTGCCATGATATTTCCTAGAAAAATGGTTATCGAATTTGCCCATTCAGTCTACCGGCTTTCCAGGCTTGGAAGCTGCCATGAAACTGCCCATCAGCAGTCAATGCAACAT